GCCACGATAGACGCTAGAGCCAGTAATGCTGGAAGCTAGACCTGCTCCGCCAGTTCCACCTGCGTATGGAGAGCCATCGCCACCGACAGCACCAGCACCTCCACCACCGCCACCACCGTAAACAGGGCCGTAACCGTGACCTGAGCCACCGTTGTAACCTTCTACTGGAGTGTAGCCACCTTGGTTTCCTGCACCACCAGCCCTGAACGAGTAGCCACCGCCACCACCAGAGCCACCTGCACCACCATTAGCGTTAGATGTTTCTGATGCATCTCCACCAGCTCCACCGCCAGTCGAGCTGATAGTTGAAAAGACTGAGTTGTTGCCTTTGTATGAGGCAGGGTTGTATGTGCTTCCAGGAGCGCCCGGAGCGCCAGCTCCGACAGTTACAGTGTAAGAATCACCAATAGTTGCTGTGAATCCTGTAGCGGTTCTGTAACCGCCAGCAGCGCCACCACCTGTGTATCCACCGCCACCGCCACCTGCAATGACTAGATACTCAACGCTAGTAGTTTGAACAGATGTAAAAAACGCTTTCCAAGCTCCGCCGATACGGGTATAGCCCTCGACTACATTCTTCCAAGAACCGCCTACCCTAGTGTGCAGGGCAGCAACGGTTTTCCAAGAACTAGAGACTCGAACATTAGCGGGCATTTAGGTTCCTTACGGGGTGTATACCAGCCAGACATCGCCGTCTATACCACCAGATGCGGTTCCTGGTGCAGCAGTAGACAAGGTGATGTTTCTGACTACAGCAGAGCCTACAGCAGCCGTAGTGACTGCGCCATTCGTAGTAAGGACTCTAGCTCCGAGTTGTGTTTGCACCGCTGAGGTAACGCCTGATAGATAGCCAAGCTCGGTAGGGGTGACGCTGTTTAGGTTCCCAGTTAGAGCTAGGTTGCCAGTGACCGAACCTGCGGCAATTACAGCCGTGCCAGTAATGTTAGGCGATGCTAGAACAGCCGAGCCAACAGCAGCGTAGTTGACATTGAGGGTTACATCGCCAGAGGTTCCGCCACCTGACAAGCCAGTGCCAGCGGTTACAGCGCTGATGTCACCAACCGAAGATACATTCGCCCACACCGAGCCTGTGTAGTATTGCAAAACCGCAGAGTCAGTTAGGTAGCTGACCATACCAGCGGTTACGGCAGTGCCGAGTGCTGAGCCACGAGCAGCAGTGCCAGCGTAGATTTGAACTACTTGATCCTGAATGTAGGATTGGAAGTCGTCAGCATCAACGACCTCATTTACCGCCCAAGATTTCCAACCGGACATTATTCTCCTAGATTGCTAACACATTGCCAATAATGCGATACGCATTAGAACCAACAGAAATAATAGTTGCGGCGGAGTATTGCTCAAGCAGGTAGTCAGACGATACGGTTCCTGCACCCGCAAAGGTCACTCCAGAGCCAGCAGAAATCTTCACACCCGCAGCTCCGTCAGCAATGATGTCTACACGCTGTCCAGAGGTAAACGCTGTCGCAGTGCCTACGGTTGCAGTTACAGTTCCTGATGCAGTGAAGCGAAGGGTAGTGCCTTGGTCGGCAGTTGCAACCGAATAGGAAGTAGAAGCCGAAGAAGTAAGGGTGTTAGTCACATTGGTCGCATTGACGGTTCCAGAGGTGATGTTGCCGATTACCTGAGAGCCAGCAACAGTTCCGCCCACGCTATTCGCAGAAACCCACGAGAAGCCGTTGTAGACCTCTACGACAGTGCCATCAGCACGGTAGGTGTGCATACCAGCACTAGGCCCTGGAACACCCGATGTACGAGCAGCAGCAGAGGCGAAGTACATAACGGCTTGATCCATTAGGTAGCCGTTTACTTCGGAAGCCGCTAGAACATCTCCAGCATCCCAAGACTTGTAGCCTGAGCCAGCCATTATTCTCCTAGAAGCTCAAAGTATTTCCTGCGGATAGTCTACCAAACGCAGGGTGAGAGAGAGTCCAGAATCCGTAGTCAATAGTCGAGAAGCCTAGCGACATAACATGTCCTCGTGGCGTAATGTCGTGACTGATGCGAATTACCTCAGCGTATTTGCTGATGCTCGGTGGAATCTGGTTAGGGGTAAAGACAATCTGAACGAGGTCGCCTAGCTCCATCGAGAGCAACTGATTCTGAATTGTGCTTGAGAACTTGTCGAGAATTAGGTCTAGCGAGTCAAAACGGTACTCAGGGGTTGAATACTTGCTTGCAGTCAGGACAGCGATGTTAGCTAAGTCAGTAGAGCTAGATACGAGTAGCCCGTCAGCCGAGTAGTTCAGGATGCCGTACTGAGAGATTGAATTTGCATCTTCGGCTGTCGCAGTAACATTGTTGACATTTGACAGCACGATTTGGTTGTAGAGCAACTCGGAGCCGTAAACAACCTTGATGTTCTGATAGGTAATACCATCGCCGTTATCGGTGAAGGTGATGACATCGCCTGGAGCCTTTGGATGCCTGTCGTAGAAGGTCAGCTTGTTGTCTCTCGACATAAACAAGTCGCCAGGTTCGGATGAGGAAACTGTGCGGAGGTAGTCAATGGCGGAGGTTCCCTCGGCAATAACATCTGCGCCTAGGTCAGTCTGTCCAAGGTCAATGGCTCGATCTGCTGAAGGCCAGTTGACATCAGTGCTGGAAAGAATGTACTGGATGCGCTCTCCGGTGGTCTGAGGCGTAGCGGTGCTTGCCGTCAGGGTTCTGCGCTGGAGGTCTGAGAAGCCGTCTGTACAGGCGATAGAAGCCTCTGAAGTGCCAAATGGCACATAGTCAAGGTTCCAGTCGTCAATCGTGCCGTAGAACAGGTATTCGTCACCTGAAGAGATACGCAGTGCTCGCTTAGGGATAATCTGCCCGTAGTAAGGCGAATCGGTGTACTCAGGGTCAAAGGTACGGTCATCGTTGTTGAACACGACATTAGCAAGACCTGGGTCGTACTGATCTAGCTGACGGTTCTTACCACGGCGGATGCTGATGGACTTTACACGCTCAGTCACATCGTAGTAAATCGAACCTGACAGCTTGTAGGTAGGGCTGTCCAACACACCCTTAGTAGGGTCATCCAGAGTAAAGACAGGAGCGTTAGCTCCCTCTAGCTCGAATCCGATTTCTACTTTAGGGATTGGGAGACTCATGAAAGCACTCTACTCGAAATTAGAGAACCGCCCTTGTTGGTGTAGTCGTTGATAACATTCGCAATCGTCTGACCGACCATAGCGTTTGACTGAGTAGCATCGGTGCTGACATTGATGACAATGTTTGTCGTGGCTCCAGCAGCAGCAGCTCGCTGTGAAAGCTCTGCACTGGTTAGTCCAGTCTCGATGCCAGTTAGGTCAACGTTCTTGCCAGCAGTTACGAGGTCGAACAGCTCTTGGTACAGGTCACGCTTGAGAACTGCGCCAGCCCACTTGTCAGCATCTACCGATGCAACATTCTCAATGTAGGCATTTGCCTTGTTGATGAGCTTGGTAAGTGTCGCTAGTGCTTCTTGGTCAAGAGCTAGTGGTGGCACTGTTAGCTCGCCCCTAGCAGTATCAGCAGCTGCGTTAGCGGCGTTCTCTGAGGCTGTTTGAGACACTGAAATAGCAACATTGAGCCTTGACTGGAAAGCCTTGGCAAAAGCCTCTGCCATAGTCGTAGCTTGCGTCTCAAGGGCACTCTGCTCGGCTCGCATACCTTCAAGAAGGCTGTCAATCAGTTCCTTACCTGCATCGAAGTAGGTCTTGGAAACATCGAAGCCTAGCTCGCCACCAATGGTGTCAATCTCGTTGTAGAGGCTGTTGATTTCCTTGATGCTGTCAACACCACCGTCAATCAATGCCTGAGCGGTTGCGCTACCTGCTTCGACACCTGACTGAACAATCTCGTTGAAGAGTCTGGAGTCAAGCTCCATAGCCCTTAGCTTGCGGAGTTGTTCACCGAAGGTGCGAGCCTTCTCTGCCATAGTCCTGAAGCCTTCGAGCAGTCCGGCTGACTTGTCAGTTACCTTGCCGATGGTTTCTTCGTATGATCTGCTGACCGTTACATTGAACTGTCGTAGGTCGTCACCAAGCTTTGAAACGCCCTTAGAGACCTCAGTAACAGTTCGCTTCTCAGTATCAGCCGAGAGCTTGTTCATCAGCTCAGTGAGGCTCAGAGAGGCTGTCAGAGCCGTTCTGTACTCGTTGATTAGAGACTCTGCTAGGTTAGTGCGCTCTGCTAGGTCGTCACGCTGACGCTGGATGCCAGCGAGAACTGCAAGCTCCTGGTTAGCGTACTGCTTTAGCTCGTTGTAGCCCTGCTCAAAGATGTCGCCATTGCGGAAGGCATCAAGTAGTGAGGCTTGTAGTGACTCGGAGTAGCTGGCTACCTCTTGCTCGAATTGACCAAGCTGACGAGCGGTTGTAGGCAGGACATCAAAAGCGTCAGTTAGATCCTTGAAGCCTAGGCGTACATCATCAAAGCGCTTGCGGATAGAAGCCAGTTCAGCGTCTAGGGTGTCCTGAATTTCCTTGAGCGCATCGTTGTATTCCTTTAGGTCTGCCTCAGCCTTGGCTGTAGCGTCAGCTAGTTCCTTAGCACCAGCAGCGGTGTTGCGGAACTGCTTTTCAAGAGTCTGAAGCGAGAGCTTGCCAGTCTTGATCTGTAACCAAATCTTTTCCCAGCCCTGAGAGCCGAGAATCATGTCAATTAGACCCTCAGAAGCTCCCATGTTCTCAAGCTGTAGACGAGCCCTCTGCTTTGCAGTTTCTTCGGCAATCTTGTCAGTGAACTCTTTGACATAGTTCTTGATAGTCTTTGTGGTCTTTTCTGAGACCGTGCTACTACTCTTATCGTCATTTACGGCATCGTCTGGAACTAAACCTTGTTTCTTAGCCCATTCTCCACGAGCAATCCAAGAGTTAGACCAGGCGGTGTTAGCCTTCTTGAGAATACGCTCTTGCTCAGTCAGCTCTGCATTTAGTTGCTTGATTGCAAGCTCTTGCTGATAGATAGCGTCATTGACGGCGAGTGCACCTTCAATTTGCGCTTGCCAGTCAGTGTTGAACAGGGTTTCCCAGTCACCAGTAACAAAGGCGTGCCACATCTTGCCCAGTACGCCTAGAACGATTAGGAACTCATTTAGACCGTAGATGATGTCGTGGATTGCATTTAGGAAAGTCTCGCCTAGCCAGCTTCCTAGCTCAACAATCCAAGGGTTGTCATCGAGTCCGGTAGTTATTAGCTTTACTAGGTTGTCAAATCCAACTGAGATACCTAGTAGAGCTTCTCCAAGTTCGCTTGTTGGGTCTAGTAGCTCTCCTACGAACTCTGTAGCCTTAGAGAAGCCGTCAATCAGAACAGTTAGAGCAGACTCGATAAGAGGCATAGTGACCTCTACAAGACGCTCTAGGACAGGGGCAGCCTCTTCAAAGGCGTTTCTAATCTCAGGGCCAAGTGTTTTCAGCATCCCCTGCATCTCGACCATTGCTTGAGCAATACCAGGCAGTAGGGATGTGGCTACAGTGTCACGAAGATTGTCAAAGGATGCTGATAGCTTTAGCTGTTCGGCAGCAACAGTTCCGCTTTGCCGAGCAAAAGCTCCTTGGGCATCGGCAGACCTCTGCAACAAAAACTCGACACGAATCTGCTGTTCTGCAAAACGGCGGGCAGCTCCAGTCAAGCCATCCATGTTCCTAGCTGCCAGCTCCGCATTGATTTCGGATTGCTTCATAGCAACACCGAACTTTTCAATCGGGTCATACTCACCACGGAATAGCGCAGTCATGCCCAATAGGGCTTCTTGCACATCGTAACCGTAGGTAATTGATAGGTCAGTCGCTAATCCAACTAGACGCTCAGTTAGGTCAGCGGTCTCGCCAATAGCAAAGCCAGACTGCTTTAGCACCGAACCAATGAATACGGATGCCTTAGAAGCATCCTTCATCGAGAGACCCATGTTTACGGCGGTCTCGCTAAAGGTTTTCATACGAGGCGTTAGATCCTCGAATACGGCTCTTAGACCTGCATAGTTACGCTCTAGGTCACGAGCTCCGGCAACAGCCTGACCGATAAAGTTACCGATTTGAATACCACCAGCAAAGGCAGCAAAACCAACAGCAGCTAGTCCTGCGGTCTTTCCAACCGAGGAAATGCCCTTACCAAGCTGTGCAAGCTGTGATTGAGTCTTAGCGAGTCCCTGAATCGCAACTGTCAACGGGACATTGACTTTACCCGCCATTTATAGACTCCTTAGAAGCTGATTTACTTTGACATTGGCAGCAGTAATCACTGTGTCAACATCACGCCTGACTTGTGGCAATGCCTTTAGCGCAGAAGGCCAGATGAAGCGAGAAGCCCAGTTCTGCTTTATACCCTTACCACCACTAATTTTAGACACAAAGTTCCACGGTTTGACTCGGTGTTGACGCTTACCAGGAACCTTCTTGCCGTTGATGGTGTACATGTAGTCATACTCAGGGGTCAGACCCTTGCGAGCCTTTGCATTGCCCCTGCGACCTGCCATGTCAGCAAGAACAGTTGCAGGAGAAATTACCTGGACACGAGCGATGGCGATGTCGGTGTTCCTGTACTTACGCTTACGAGTATTTGGAGTCTGAATAAGAACCGACTTAGATGGCTTAGCACCTTTGCCATAAGTTGATCCCCAAGCTAGGCGACCAAAGTGAACTTGCTTCATTCCACTCAAAGGGGGTTTGCTCTTGTTAGGGATTCCCTTGCGAACTTCGTCTTGAACCGATTTTGCAATCTTTTTGAAGTCTTTACGCATTGCAGATGTGTAAGTTTTGTCTAGCTTGACTAGCACCTTCATTACTTCGTTCCAGTTAGTAACTTCTAACCGAACACCGTCAGTGCTTCCATAGAGACCGCCCTTCATAGGCGTAACTCTCATTACAGCTTGCGGGATTACTCTCGCTGCTGCTGCTATAGGAAGAGCCAAGGAATACCGCCAATCATCTTGTATAAGTTTACCGTAAAAGAAAAACCGCCCCGAAGGGCGGTTCTCTTATTGCCTTGGAAGGTTCTTAGCAGCTATCCATCTTTGCATTGTCCACAACATTCGTGGCGATTCTTGCATAAGCAAGCTGGGGGCGATGCCAGTCTCAACAGCTAGTCCAGCGATGAACCAGTGCGAGGAGGAATCTCCCAGCCCTTTTATTTTGGGTCGTTACCAGAATCCCCTACAGAGGCGACTGAATCCAGCCAGGTCTCGTAGGAGTCCTTAGTGCCACCAGTTCGCTTCTCCGAGTGCCAAGCCAAGAAGAGCAAGTAGCCCAACTTGGTCTCGGAACCCAGAGCAGCGATTGACACATTGTACTTATCTTCGAAGGCAACCAGATCAGCAGCGTTGCACACTACTTCCTTAGAAGTGCCTGAGTCGAAAGTAACTTGTAGGTTGAGTTTCATTCTTGTCCTTATGCGGTTGCGTAGCTGACGGCTCCGGTGGTCGGTAGCGTCAAGCTGAAGGTGCTGAGGTCGCCCACAGCCCCAGAAATAGGGCTGAAAGAATTTACAAGCACGGTTGCAGTGTATAGCGGTGTGGTTGCAGATGCAACAGTACCGTTAGCTGCAACGATGGTTACGGTTCCGATGGTTCCAACAAGCGGCTGGAATAGAGTCGAAACTGCACCAACTCCAAAGTCGCTGTGGAAGTCAAGCGAAACCTGACCTGATTTTAGGCCTCCGATAACTTCTGTCCAGCCAGCGCTACCAAAATCGGTAACATCAACCTCGGCGGCGTTGATCACCAGCTCTGCACGGGCACATGAGCTGGAGATGTCGGTTCCATTTAGTGTCACCTTAGTTCCGGTGGCAATGAACTTACCCATTTATTTCTCCTTATGCATAGACGGTGACTGTGAATTCAGCCGCCAAGTAGGTTTGGTCGTTTATTTGTATTGACCCAATCGAACCAGTGCTTATTACCCGAAGGTCATAAATCTCGCCCGATAGAGTTCTATTAGATTCTACAGCAGATTTCACGGAGTAAGTTCCCGTGGGCTGGCAGTAGGAATCAAGCTTGCGTTGCATCTCTCGCTCGGCTGATCTGCCTACGATGACGGTGATGAGGAAGTTGTACTGAGTAAGTCCCTGTTGCATCGCCAGGTCGTAGTCAATGGACTCTAGGCTGATTAGGGCTACTGGTGGACTTGGGTTGTCAATTAGCTCCGCAGAGACTCTCAAGCCACTGATAGTTGCAAGGTTTGTGGCAATACCAGAGCGGATGTCTGCGATGTCTGCCACTACGCCATCCTCATCTTCTTGAATGGGGCAATAAGAGCGTCAATGTCAGGGTCAATACGGCTCACACGGATTACGCCTAGATCACCGATACCAGCGACACCTAGTGGGCTGTCCATACGCTTGAACAAACGAGAGCTGAGCAAAAGGGTTGCATACTTGATTGCAGTAGGTACTGCTGACCAACCAAAGGTTCCTACAACCTGCACGGTAGCCTCACCGTCCTGAGTCGTGAATAGGTAGTCATCCACAGCTCGTATGTGAGTTACCGGAGAAGTGATACCGCCAGCGATACCGTTCAGAGGCTCGGTCTGGTAATCAGAGGTTGCCCAAGTAATGTCGTAGGTTCCGTCAGCAGCCGAGGAGGTCTTTAGGGTAGTGATGCTTACGATGTCGTCAGTCTCGACCACATAAGAGTCTCTAGGCACGAAGTAGCGGGTTGCTGAGGTGGTGTAGAACACTCGCTCGCAGTAGTCGTCAATCTGGCGGGATGCGGTCTCGATAGCCAGCTCCAGCATCGTGTCATCAACATTGTCCGTGATTCGGAGGCTGTCTTTCAACTGCTGTAGCGTGCAGTAACCATTAGTAATCGCCATACTTCTAGTTTACCCTGATTCGCCTCTTCAGTTCTGTGGTGCTGATACCAGGCGTGTAGGGGATGTACATAAGCGAGATGTCTCGCTCGTCTAACCAATCCT